CATTGTATATTATGTTTAAATTTAATTCGTTTACCATAGACACCCAGTTTCTGTATGATGTTAATGTTTCTAGTTCTGCATCTGTTAGTGCTGTATCGTAGTAGCCAAGTTCTTTTGTACACCCATATTGAGGTTCTGAAGTGCCAAAACCAAAGAAACCTAAAAGAGATAAGCCAATAGGCATTGTTGTTACTGAATTATCTGTAGCTACCTCAAAACCATTTACAAATAACGCTAAATCATTAGCTTTGTACTTTACTGCTATTTTTTGAAATTGATTAATTTTTGACAATTCAAAATCTGGCTGCCATAGGGTGCTTCCACCAGATACAAAATAAATTTCTAAAATCTTTGTGTTTGAATTAATACCTATAAATATTCTATTACTTGTATTATTATTATTTGTTATTGCAATTCCTTGCCAAGTAGATTGTATGTTTTTATAATTAATATCTAAAAACAATACTCCTTCACTATCATTAAACACTTCACTATTACCAGAGTTATTACAAGTCTCTGCTGCTCTTGTTACTGTTGAGCCAGATGTTGGTATGTAAGATGTAGGGTAGGATAAGGCTTCAAGTTGTGCGCCAAAAATAAGAGTTTCATCCCCTATTTCTGCTACACTTGGAACATCAAACCTAAATTTAACAAATGAAGAAGGTGTGCTTACAAGTGTTAGTGTTGCTTCAAATCTTTTCCATTGGTCAGTTAAGATAAAGTTAGAGCTTTGTTGCACTTGAACATAATTATCTCCAATTAGAAAAAAATTACATTCTTTACCTATTGTATTGCCAACACCTTTAGCATAAACACTTAAAGTAAAAGTTGTATTAGTGTTTGTAACATCTTGTTGAATAAAAGGGTCTATTCCATTTGCTGTTAATTTAAAAGCGTTATTCTCTCCAGTTGGGCTTATAGCATTATTATAAGATATAGAACCTTGATTTACAAAAGAAAAATAATTAGATTCCGTTAATAAGTTAGTAGAAGCTGGCTCTAACAACAAAACACCATCAGCACTATCTGAATAGTCTATTCTTGCTATATCTTGCCCCATTGTTTCTATTAGACCATCTTTGTTTACTCTTGTTCCTATACTTGCTCTTGCAAAGTCGAAAGGCAAAGGCTTATAATTGTTATTGATGTCGTTGTATGCCAGTACAGAATCTTCTTTAGCTGCCCATACTTTATTTCCAAATTTTAGTGTTTGTGCCATTAGTAATTTGTATATAATTGAGATGTAATCATTTCTTGTAATGATGTCCAACTTGTTAGTGTTTCTAATTGTGCGTCTGTTAATGCTGAATCAAAGTATTGTACTTCTCTAGTTTTTCCGTAGAAATCGTTAGCACCACCACCATTGTCAAAATTTAAATTATTTAAGCCAGTTGGAACGCTTCCGTTTGTATCAGTATCAACTTTAAATCCATTCAACCATAATGAAAAATCATTACTTTTATAAGAAACTGCTGCTTTAGATTGATTTGTAGCAATCGTACTACCAACCATAAGGGCTTGAGATGTACCATTAAAAGATATAAAACTTCTTATTTGATTATCTGTATTTGTAAAATCTAAAGTTATTCTATTGTTTGTGCTACTATCATTTATAGAAATTTGTCTATATGTTCCATCATTAGCTAAAGCAGCTATTTCTGCCATCAACACACCTTCTGAATCGTTAAACGTAGCTGCATCTCCAGAGCCATCAGCAGATTCTGCTGCTCTTGTAATTGCTGTTCCATTAGTAGGAATGTAGCTTGTTGGATAAGAGCCTTCTTCTACTTGTGCTCCAAAAATATATAAAGCATTATCTCCGTTTCCAGCATAAGTTGGGTCTCCGTTTGTGTCTGCTGATAATACAATAAATTGATTTCCAGAAGCTGCTAAAACTCTTGTAGCAATACATCTATACCATCCATTACCAGCATCTTCCATTGAAACATCTATATAATCTGAATTTACATCTCCAATTATTCCGTTTTTTACATCAAAATATGCGTAATCTACTCCAGTATTTCCTTCAAAACGGAAAGCAATAAAATCTCGTGTTCCAGCTTTTGCGTATATACTTGCAGTTGATGTTACTGCTCCTAATGAAGCAGATTGAACCATTAAATGGGTACTATCAGTTGTATTATCAATAAAAGCCCAAGCGTTTAAAGAGCCATCTGGACTTAAATATCCTTGAGAAACAGAAGCTCTTGTAAAAACCCAAGTAGTATCAAATTGATTAGATTGAAGCATTACGTTAGTCCTAGCTGGTTCTAAAAGGTAATGAGGGCAATTAACTACCTTACCATTTAATAAGTCGTAGTTTAGTCTTGAATCTCCACTTGCTACTTCTTGTATTAGTCCAGTTGGTGCTATTCTAGTTCCAGTACTTGCTCTAGCGAAAGTAAAGTCTCCTACTCCATCTGATGGGAGTACAGAATAAAACTTGTCTCCTTGTGCTGCTGGTATTAATGCTAATTTTGGTTTTGCCATTGTCTTAATTTTTTATACGTCTAATATTTGTGTTTCGTGAATCCAATCAGCGATACACTTTACTGCTTCTACGTTGTCTGCTCTTACTATTTGTACTGATACATTGTCTATGGTGCAAGATGCGGTATTCCCAACAACTCTCGCAAACGCTATTGATTCTCCGCCCGATTGTGTTGTAAAAGTAATTTTTTTATTTCCAATCGTTGAGTATTCACCAAGGATGATTTCACCACCCGCTGCTCCGTTATTTAGTGAGGTTGCTTTAATGATTCCAGTAATTGAAACTATATCAAAATTCAACACATAAGTTTTGCCCGCAATAGTTACATCATTTTGATATAAAGGCAAATAGGAAGAGGTAGACGGCATTGATGCCGTGCCTCCGCTTATTGTCCAAAAACTTGATTTAAACCAATCGCTATCTGTTGCAAAGTCACCATTAGTAACTTGATTAGGTTGTTGGCTAGTAAGCATTTCAAATTGACTACCAAAAAAGTCTGGTTTACCAATAACTGAAGGTGCTGTTTGTATAGCGTTTCCCCACCAAGTATAATTGTAATATAATCCCCAAGTTCCAGTATCCATTACTTCTTTGTTTTATAGTTATAATTTATTTCTATGTCTAGTGTGTTCGTTTGTGTCCACATATTTCTTTTTTCTTTCTAAATATTGCTTTAATTTAACAATATATTTTTCTTTAATTTTATATATCATAAAGCCCAACCACCAAAATCAGCTCCACTTTGATCAGGATAAAAATCATCCTCTGTGTTTGCGTTATACTCTGGATATGTATCTTGATTATATACCATGAAATTTGTAAAATTATTAGTATAAAATTGAGCAATATCTCTATATTTATTTGTCAAATAATCAACTTCATCTTTGCTTACGCTTTCACTAGATTCGCTTATGTGTTTATATACACCACCATTAGCTACTGTATAAGCAGCAAAAGGCATGTAATAAACTAAAGCCCAATAAATAGTCATTGGCTTTACATATGTTTCTAAAAGCGTTTTATAAGCTGCATTTGCTGGATCATTTATTCCTGATATAATCAACGCTTGCAATTTTTCATAAAGTTTAGTTCCTAAATATATCTGCACTTCTGTGTCCATGGATATTTCTATCATGTAAACAAATTTATCAGGATCAATATTTCCTGAAAGAACAGAGTATCTTTTAAGATCTTTAGTTGTTACAAATAATGCTGTTGCCATTCTTTTCTTATTTTACGCCTGGATAATGCCCTTCATTTGGCATATCTATCGGAGCAATTTGGCTCTCTCTAGTTCCCCACGGATTCTTTTGATATGTTTTAGGTATTGTTCCTGTTTTTATATAATCTTTTAACTCTTTGCTAGGCTCTGTATTTGTTCTTAAGCGATATAAGACCTGTTTCCAAGCATGTCGGCAGTAAACCCCACCTTTGAATTTAAAGAGATCATAGGGCTTGCCATCATGCCCTAGCTGTTTGTTTACTCCATCTCTGCTAGCTCTATCTATATCTTCTAATCTATATACTACGTTTTTGTCTGATAGCTTCATCATGTTATCACAAAAAGTTCTAGACTTGTTTCCTATTATGTTTGGCTTTTGAGATTTCTTGAAATACTTATATCTAATTTTATAATTTTTAGAATCTAAATAAGAAAAACCATTAGGATCAGCAAATATTTCATCTTTCAGTTTAGTAAACATTGACTTCTTTTCTACTATTGAAGCAGAAGCCCATTCTTCATTAGATACATTTTCTTCGCAATATTCTCTAGAATCAACTTCTTCCCATTCCTCACTCATTACTTCTCCTTTGAGATGCTCTAATAAAATTTCTCCTTGTTCTTGAGTAAGCTCTGGTTGTTTAGCTAATTCAACTCCTGTTTCTTCTTCAACTACATCTTCATCAACTCCTTCTAATTGATCTAAATCATTAAATGATAAAGGTTTTAAAGTTTTAAAATATAATTCTAAAGAAATATCATTAATTGCTAATATTTCATCCATGCAATCAATTATTTCATCTTGATAGCATTTTATTACTACATTATCAAATAATAAAGTTGCAGTTTCTATTTCATCAGCGTTATTTCCTAAACCATCATTCCCATCCCTTACGCCTAATAGCATTGGAGAGGTTACTCTATGCCCAACTATCAATTTTCTAAAACACTCGTTAGAAAGGTACTCATAATGGCTAGGAGCATCATTTAAAGGAATATCATCAACAGTTGTTTTTGATTCTTGGTTTTGATTAAATGCTACAATTACTTTTTCTCCTCTTGCTCCAGTTAGTTTGTTTAGAACATCAGATTTAACTTGCATCATCTTTTCAGGATCTGGAACTCCGTTGTTAAAGTTTACTACTTTCGTTCCTGAAAAACCATTAATACAATCATTGATTAAATAATCTCCAATCTCGTTTTCTAATTTAGCATAAGGTAATGCTCCAGCATAATCGCAAGGGTTGTAATAATAATGCCCTGGCGTATAAGGAGAAAGAACATAAAGCTCAACGCCTTTTTTATTTCCATAACCAAATGCTGGTATTCTTTCTGGCTTTTCTGTTGGTTTTATATTAGCCCAATCATTTGAATAATACCATGCTTCTATTTCTCCTTCATCATTGCATTTTTCTGCTCTTAATGTTTCCATTGGAAAATGATGCACTTGCTTTACTTTACCTTTTTCATAAACAACTTGAAAACAAGCCATTCCCAATATCTTAAAATCTTTGGCAAATTTTCTTAAATCTTTCTTCTTAAACAACGTAATCATTTGAGCATACTGCTCTGGTCTTCTAGATGCATCTAAAGCTGATATTCCTCTGCCATAAATCATATTAGTAACGCCATTTATAATAGCATTATTCGAAGTAGAGTTTATATACAGATCTATTAAGTAATTAAAATAGTCATTATCTACGCCATATTGAACCCAATCTTTGTGTTTAACTTCTGTTATAACTGGAGAAGTATATGCGCTTAAATTAGCTATAAATATATTTTTATCTATCATAATAGTATGTATTCATTTGTTGTTTCGTGTTCTGTAAATTGACCATCATTAATCGAATAAGTGCTTAATGCTTGATCAGTACAAAAGATTATATCTCTATATATAATACTAGATCCATTCAGAACTTCTAGTGTGTAAAAAGTCCCTTCTTTTAAAACTGGACTAAACGTAACAGATGTTTGCAAATAATATTTTGTTTTAGTAAAAGTAGGATTATAAGTAACCGAAGTATTTTGATCTTCATCTGTCAAAATAAGGCTAGTTGCTGCGTATTCTCTAGGAATAAACTTAAATGTTTGAGCGGTAGCATCAGTCTTTAAAATTATCATTATACTTTTCTTTATTTAAAAACCGATTTATTGCTTTTTTGTTTTATAATCAAAAAAAAAGGAGAACAAAAATTGCTCTCCTTAATTCTTCAATGTAAAAAACTAATTAAGTTCCTAAAACTACAACAGTATTAGTAGTATCTCCTATAATAGTTGGATCAATAAAATTAGCTGGCGATTTCTCTGTTCCAGTAATTGTTAAATTATACCCATTAAGATCTCCCATTGCTTGCCCAGTTGCAGTATTTACTTGCACTTCGCATCCATTTTCAATCCCAGCTAAAAAATAATTTCCGTTGTAGTCTTGAAAAATGATTTGCGGTCTTCCGTAAGAAAGCAACTTCATTTGTGCAGTAGTAGTTTTATCTTGTTTTTTAAGAACAACTGTTCCTGTTTGTGTCCAGAAACTCGTTCCGTTTTCTCTTGAGTTTTCGTTAGTTTGCTCAAAACCATTCGCTCCTTTTAGATCGAATTTGTAAAAAGTTAATGGAGCAGCAAAACCTTCAATTTCATTAGTTGCAGCCTCAAAAGTTGCTGTATCTAATAATCCGCTCGTATATGCTCCATTTATGTAAATAGCTATAATACCACCTACTGAATCTTTACATGGTTCTAAACGCCCTAAATTAACGTCACATGCCATAAGTTTATATATTTATAAGTTAATAATATAAAGGGAGCTTTTACGCTCCCCTTATTAAGTTTTAATTATCCTGCGTAGTAAACTACATCAGCTCCTACTCCTATAGCAGCGGCAGCCGTGAACCTCATGACAAGTCTCACATTTTGACTTCCATCAATTGGAGTCATATCAATTACACGTACTTCGTTATAGTCGTTTAAAAGACCAGTAGCAAAGAATAAGTTGCTTGATTGAGCAGCGATCATTGTATCATCTGACATTCCTCTACCTACAAAGATTGGAATTCCTCCGAAAGATAAACTTCCGTTGTTATACCATTGCGTTCCTTTGTTATCAGAACCAGCAGCTCCAATAGTAGCAGTAAATCCACCTAAAGCTCTAATGTATAATTTAGCAGCTTTGTTAGATACGTATAATTTTAAATCTTCTTTTCCGTAAAGTGCATTTGGAATTGCATCTACAACTCTTTGCATTTCATCTATGATGTTAGCAGCAGTTAAAGCAACTGGGTTAGCAACATCGATTACCGTTGCATCAGCAGCTGCAAGAGTTTCTAATCCATTGTATTCTCCAGCTTGCGCTCCACCTAAATTTCCAGTCCAGATATTAGTCTCGTTTGCAGCAGCAACTTTAGATGCTACGTGTCCTACTAAATAATCAGCGAATGATGATGGTAATCCGTTTGGATTGAATGCAGAATATCCCATTTGAATTGACTCCCAAGTGTTGATAAAGTCAGA